CGGTACGAAATGGTACGATATGAAATCTTTTTCGAATTGGAAACAGGGAGAAGAAGGATCAAGTTATCGAACCTTTAGTGCAATAACTTTAATGTCGGTATCCGAAGATTTGGTTGGTGGAAACCTAATATTATGGGACGATAATGGAGAGATCGTCCGTCCTAAATTAAAAGTAAAAGAAACTATTTTATTTGATGCATCTAGACATCATCAGGTTACTCCAATAATCTCAGGAAAAAGAGAAGCTCTCATTTCTTGGATTTATAAAATTTGACATCTCAAAAAAAGTTTGGTACTATATACTTCTATATTATGAATTCTGTGGATAATCAAAACATACACTGTACATACAAGGAAAATACATATGTCATTTGCACAATTAAAGCGCGACCGCGCACGTTCAATCTCTAAACTCGTATCTGCCGCATCGGATCAGGTATCTCCTCAGTCAGACAACAAGAAGTCTTACATTGACGAACGTCAATGGAAACCTACGGTTGATAAGGCTGGTAATGGATACGCTGTGATTCGTTTCCTTCCTGCTTCGGAAGGTAATGAACTTCCATGGGTACGATACTGGGACCATGGTTTTAAAGGTCCAACGGGTCAGTGGTACATCGAGAAGTCACTCACCTCTATCGGTCAATCAGATCCCGTATCAGAGATGAACTCTAAACTTTGGAACTCAGGTAACGAGTCAGATAAAGACCTCGCTCGTGAACGCAAGCGCCGTCTGCATTACGTTTCTAACATTCTGGTAGAGACGGACTCAGGTAACCCCGAGAACGAAGGTAAGGTCTTCATGTTTACCTATGGTAAGAAGATCTTCGATAAGATCATGGATGTTATGCAACCTCAGTTTGATGATGAAGATCCTATTAACCCATTTGATTTTTGGGAAGGTGCTTCATTCAAACTAAAGATTCGTAACGTCGAAGGTTATCGAAACTACGACAAATCAGAGTTTGCTACTGCAAAACCTTTGTCTGAAGATGATGAGGAACTAGAACTCATTTACGATAAGTTGTACGATCTAAATGAGTTTGCGGATCCAGAACAGTACAAGTCATACGAAGAACTTTCGGCTCGACTTGCACTCGTACTTGGTGAAGTACGTGCACCTTCTGCAATGGTTACAGAAGAAGTGTCTGAACCATCACCTATGCGAGAAACTGCTGCGCCAGAAATCGCATCGGACGATGATGAAGATGATACGATGTCTTACTTCGCTAAATTGGCGTCAGAAGATTAAACACGTGGGTTAATTACCTTGGGTATCCTGCAGCGACTTTACCTAAGTCTCAAATAAGACAGGAGTGTTGTGACGTGTTGAAACAAACACTTAAAATCACCAAAACAATTACTAGGGGACTTCGGTCCCCTTTTTATTGCCAGTAAGAGTGACCTAATCCATCAAGTGCTGATGGAGTTTCTACAGTAATCGCTTGGTTGGTAGTAGTCGAATTGTCTATATTTGAAGCGCCACCACGAATAGATTGTGTTCCCGCTCTTGCTAGTAACTCTTCTTTCATTTGTTGTCCACGACTTAAGTTTGTGGGAACGGCCTCTCTTTTTTCGGGTGCAGTTTCCAATGATAACGGATCATTCCTACGTTTCAGTTGTTCATTTCGTTGGAGAGCATCTCTTTGCATTTCTGGTTTTGGTTGCTGACCTTCAGGTAAACCAGTGAATATATCTATAGGTGTATATTCGTAACCATATGCTGCAGCAGTATCTCTTCGATTCATTTCGGCGGCACTTTCTTTGGTTAAGTCAATCCAAGTACCATCGGGTCTTTGATATGGGCTTTCAAGACCGGGCGGAGGGGTGTCGCTTGGGGCATTTTTCTTTTCTATTGGCGGAGAACTCTCTGTCTTTTCTGGTATATCAAACGTTTCCGCTTCGAATCCTATCTCACCCAATTGTTTTGCGCGAAAATTTACACGTTTTTTTGCAGCAACAATTTGTTCTTCACTACCACCTTCTTCTTCCAATCTTTGCAGGGTTTCTCTTTCCTGTTCATAATTGGCTTGTAGTCTTTCACCACGTTTTTCGTCTGGATCTACACCAATACCTAAAAATTTAGCAGCTTCCATTACTGATTCTTTAATCGATTCATAGGTTTCGGTAAACCATGCTTTGACTGAATCTATTGCACCCGCAATCATATCGAATATCATGTTCCAACCATCTACGATCATGGTTGCGAAATTCATTTCCTCTAGACCAGTTAAAACATCATTTAAGAAAGTACCGTCTTTGGTTGACTCTGGGAATATCCAACGAATTGCACCAGTGATCATATCGCGAATTAGATTGATAAATTCACCAATAAACGATCCTACGAATCCAGTAAGAAAGTTTCCAACTGTGGTTAACATGTTTCCACTTTCTTCGTACTCGGCCCGAGCATTCCTAAACCCGTCAAATGCAGCCATACCCAATGCAAGAGGCCGAAGAATTCTCATAACGAGTCCACCAAAACGAGATAACGCGCCAGTAAACTTACCGAGCATATCACTAACTGGTTTAAATAATTCTCTCAACTTTGTTAAAGCCTTAGACGATTTTTCGGGATCCGGTAAAAACTTAGTGAAGAATTCTTTAACGGGTTTAAAAAACTCTGAAATTTTAGTTGCCACACCAGAGAAAAAAGTAGAGATTCTAGTGCCTACCTTGGCGAACCTCTCTTTAATATCTTTTAATATTTTTACTTCGAATCCAGTAAACCCGAAATTAGATGCGGTTAACGCTGTTAACCCAGCGGCGAGAGATAAAAGAAAATTTTCTTTAAAGCTTTCTATCCATTCTTTTATTTTTTGAAAGAATGATTTGTCTTCTTTTTCAGGTGCTTCAACGTCTGGTGTGGTTGGTCCTACACTTTCTCTTTGTTGTTCTAACATCTTCAATCGATCAAGTTCTGCCTGATCTAAAAATTTCATGAAGTTTCTATTTAATTCTTTTATGCCTAAGTTGATTGCTGTTAGTAAATCAAGAGCAGGGTTATTAAATGTTCTGATATTTTCACTGAATCCAGATACAAGTTCCCCTTGTTGTTCGTTGGATTCACGGAGTTGTTGTGAAACGGTGATTAGTTGTCCACCGCCTTCTATTTGAATTCCATCAGCCATGTTGTTGTGCTCTTATTCTATCGTTTTCTTCTTTAACATGTTCCACTAACATAATGACGTAGATTTCCCTTTCCCAAGGTACCATATTTTCAAGTTCAGTCAAAGAGTATTTATGATGTTGCATCAATTGAAAATTGGTTTTATAGTAATTTACCAGATTATCATGGGAAAGGCCTATCAAAAAAAATTCTGCATTCCTTCTATGGTGCGTTTATTTTCTTCTCCACAAACAACGCAATTAAATTCTATGTCGGAAGTTACCTTTGGTATCTGCGTTAAAAACTCAGTCAATTTACCGAATTGTTCTTGTGTCATAGAGTCAAGAAATTCAAGTATATCTTTAGACGATTCGTTTTCAAGAAGAATATAATCATCGTCCGTTTTGATTGCTCTCATTGAACTCATGATAAGAGAGAATGCAGTATCAGCGCTTTGGTCTTCGAGGTTTCTTCCAAGTAGATCCTTGTATGCTGGGTACTTCATTTCCACGGATAGATTATCTGTTAGTTTTACTAGTTTATCTTCTTCCTTCGATACCTCACAAACAACGGAATCTAAATCTACTGTATACTCATTCATCTCTTCACATCTAGTACATCCAATTCGAATATCCGCTTTCTCACCTACAGACTTACCTCTCACTTTTAAGAAAAGGTATTCTATATCAAAAGTTGTTAAGATTTTCTTATCAATCGGATCTGTAATACACGCTTCTAATGTATCAACAACCGCATCTAATACTAAACTATCATCTCCGGTTTCGAATGCTTGCAGAAGTATTTTTTCTTCTTTAACTAGATATGGTCTAAATCTTACTTCTTTTCCAGTAGATGGAATAGTAACATTATATTTTATCGAATCATTAATTTTGGGTAAAGCCATTATATTCTCCAATTATTAAGTAGTACCAAACGCCCTTCTCGTGATACCTTGTTCATACGTGGTTGTTCCACTACCACCTTTTCCTGCAACACTTGTCCAATTTTTATATGTAAGTACTACAGTAAAAGTTACTAATTCGTTTGCTCCCTGAGAAAACGTCATTGGCCCAATTGATTTTGGATATGCGTTTTCGAGAACAAGTGAGTATGTCACCACGTCCTCAGCGGTTAAAGCTTGTCGATTCTGTTCGGTCTTGAAAACAGCGGGTTCGTTTCCTCCACTATTCAAAATCGATTGCACAGTCGTACCCACCTTGAGTGCTTGAATCGTTACATTCTTCACATAATCGTTATAGTAACCTATTTCGTATTTTTCTGTATTTACAATGGTTCTTTGCCATTCTTCAAAAAATATACGACTGTACATATCGTTTAATGCATAGAAAGTCATATTGACTTCTGCAACACCGTAACCGTATGCAATTTCTTTACTGTTCAATCCGATTTGACGAGGGTTTGATAATATTTGTCTTCCCGGCATATCTACTGAAGTGCACAGTAAATTGATTTCTTTTGCAGAATTTTCTGGTGTAAATATAACACGATACATGTTGGTTCTAGCAAAACCACTACCTCGTGTTACTAAATTTTTAAACTCTTCTATGTTATACGACACTAGATCATTCTCCTGCTGTCTGCATAAACTTTACTTCGTGATGATTTTCTAAATTGTGCAGTGGGTAGAAAGGTCGCAATTTCCCATTCGGGAGGAGGAACATAGGCTAGTCTACCTTCAACATGGGTAGTTAAATAATGTTTAAAACATGGAGCAAAATATTTCATTTTGCTACTAGACTTTAACATATCATATGTGATTTGAAATCGAGTAGATTCATCGAACTTATTATTATTTGTAACATCTATTAACGCATCTAAGAATTTCGCTCTTAACGCAATGGGTAAGTAATGTAGGTTAATACCGTAAAATCCACCACTTGCTGGACCTACCGCAATAATCAATGGGAAAGAGTCGTAATACGGCAATTCTTCTCTGTGTTTAGGATCATAAAAAAACATGTACATTGATCCTATTACAGAACGATTTTTCATCTGAATAGGATCCTCTCGCATTAATTCTCTTCGATTAACGCTCATATTCTGTACACGTTTACGAAACCAATCACGAGATTGTTTCGTTCGAGGGGTGATTCCCAAACGAAATGCTTCTTGTTCGACAGTTTGAAATAAGTTACTCATGAACTTATTTATATGAAATATTGAAAGATATTGCTATCCTTTTTTTCTCCCGTCTAGAAATAATAGGTACATGATGTGGTAACCAAGACGGCCAAATTAAAAGTTGTCCAGTTTGTGGTCTTATTCTATGATACGATTCTTCTGGAGGTAACAAGTCATTGCAATATACAGGTATCATCGGATTTTCAAAAACTATGTGTTCACTATGTTTATCGGTTTGGGGATAATATGTTCCTGAAAGAAAACTTCCATTGTGAATGTGTGAAGAGTGCTGATCTCCCTCTTCATATACTGAGGCCCAATAATGAAGAGTAGGATTTTTGTAACGATCCATACCTTTTTTATCATGATCTCTTCCTGTGGCATGTATATAAGTGTGTGCACAGTGATTAATCATTTGAGCAAATAAAGTTCTTTCTGGCATACCACGAATAAATTCGTTATTGAGTTCATTATCATGATATGTTGTGCGTACTCGATTTCGTGCGGTTTTTGGATTCGGATTAAGTTCGTTAACTTTATTGACCATTGCCACACAATGTTTTGAAATTTCTTCATGATCTAAATCTAGCATATATGAACCTATTTTTAATTGAAAAATAGGTTTATTGTCAAAGTCCAAAATCATTTCTTCTTCCTAGTAAACGGTTTTAAGGGTTTTGCGAGTTTAGGCATAATACCCATCTGTTCAAGTTCTACCTCAGTCCATATTTCGAATTGCCATTTATGATCCTTACAGTATTCTTGTGCAGCCTTCCACTTGTTCATGTTTTTAACGTAGGTTAGTCCTTCTGTGATATAACGTTTCGTTTTACGATTACCAGTAGGCGGCATGGTTTCTTTATGTGGTTTAACTTCGATGAGAGAAGTTTGTCCACTTTTCCATGTAACTTTAAAATCAACAAAGTATCTATGATAACGTTTGTCAACATCGTAGTAATATAATATGGTAACTTCTTCGCTTGACCATGATTTGACATTTGAATTATTGTCAAAAAACATCATGCAATATTTTTCCCACATACTACGATATGTAACTTCATTAACGTTACCGTGATACTTATCTGGGTTTTTAACTTTATATTTTCCGGAATATGTCTTTGGCATTTTCAGTATAAATAGATTCACTACATGTATATATCGGAAAAGTTATGACCGCAACCACACCCCCAGTAGATCGTAGGACCGAGACTGTTCAGAAGGAAGTTCTTTCTTCAAAGACTTTCGAGACTGGTCAGGATGGAAATATCCTTCGATTTCCTATACATGATAATGCGGATTACGATGGAAAAATCATTTTTAATGTGATTAAAGAAGAGAATATAGATGTTGCAGGTCTTTTAGGAGATTTTGGTGAAACCTTATTTGCCGCACTTTCCAGAACAGAAAAAGTAGATGATAGAGGCGAGAAGAAACCTAAAACAGCTAAGGAACAACAAGAGAAACAAAAAGAGGAAAATGAAGCAAGGCAACAATTAAAATCACCCGACGAAAAATCTATTCAAAACGGTGTTCCGAAATTTAATATTCTACAGTCTTGCGAACTATACCTACCTGCGGGATTACAAATTTCGGATGGAGTAACATACGATAATGCACAACTAGGTCGTGTTGGGATGGGTGTTGCAAGGGGATTAAATGCAGGACAAGGTGCGGTAGCAGCTGCATCAAGAGCGATGGTAGATGGGGTAAAATCGTTTGCAGACAGTTTCACTGGTAATGCAACCACTCCCATCGCAAAATTAGGAGTTACTGCTGCAGCGAAAAAGTATGGATCCGATGAAGTTGGTAATGCAGTAAGATCTGTAACAAAAGTCACATTGAATCCAAATACTCGTGCTTTATTCGAAGGAGTAAATATTCGAACATTTAGTTTTGCATTTTCTATGATTCCACAATCTTCTATAGAGGCAGAACAGATAAAGAAAATTGTAAAATTTTTCCGAACGTATCTTTACCCCAAAAAAATACCTTTAAGTTCTGGAAATAATAATGAAGATGGGTTGTCATTGGGTTACGAATTTCCAAATAGATTTCAAATAAAATTAATGTATCTTAACTCAGAAGTTGCGACACGGTTATTACCATGTTATCTTCAGTCTTTTTCTACTACATATAACCCCCAGACTATGGCTATGCATAGAGATGGAAATTTCCAACAAGTTGATATAACGTTAGAATTTACGGAGACTCGAACTTTAAGTCAAGAAGATATTGAGAGGGGATATTAATGTCAAAATATTTTGAAAATTTTCCTATAACAAAATATTCTTTTGGTGATAATGAAGAACCTGTATACTTCGAGAAACTCACCACGTATATTGATCTGTTTGAATCTATTAAAGAAGTTTTAGCGTTCTATACAACCGTTGAAGTCATTGATGGTGAAAGACCCGATACCCTGTCTTATCGTCTGTACGGTACAACAGACTACCATTGGACTTTTTATTTTATGAACGAAAAGATAAGAGAGTCTGGTTGGCCATTAACAGTAGATCGTGAATACGAATTGATTCGCGAATATTATCCTAATTGGGTTATTACAACAGAATCACCAATTGCACAATTTTTTCCGGCAGGTCAGGTGATCACACACAATACGGGTATTACGTCTACAGTTGTAAAAAAATATCCGGATTTAGGTCAGTTAGTGATTAGTCCAGCATCCGCACCAAACCAGAGCAACCTGTTACTATCAACCACTCAGGTAACGTACCTTGAAGGTGGTGTTGGTGGTATCCTGAGACAAGCGGAAGATATTGTTTCGGTTAAAAGAGAATATGAAGCGGTACACCATTATGAAAATTTATCTGGTGAGTATGTCGATATCAATCCCGACGAACAGGGATTTGAAGGAGGTACAGATAGTACTTCTGGATTAACAACAATTACATGGGAAGAAAGATTTAAAAGCAAAAATGAAGATCTGAGACAACTTACTGTATTAAGATCTGATGTGGTTGCTCAAGTTGTTGGTCAATTTAATAGAGCCTTGAAAAAATGAGTGGACCTTCGCAACAATATAAAGTGCTTGTTGCTGATATCTATGCGGATCGATTTGAAAGTAAAACAATCGACATATCAAAGCAAATAGTTGAAATCAATTTATTTGAAAATATAGAAAACGCATATCTATCAGGATCTTTAGTGATGGTAGATGATGTGGGTCTCCTTGATAGAATAGGATTTCGTGGTTCTGAAAAATTTCGATTACAAATTTCTAGTGTCGATAATGATCGTAAAGGGTTTCTTGGTGGAAATGTAAATGAAAATGATGAAGAAGGTAAATATTTTCATTTCACTAAAATAGAAAAAACAACT